TAATATTACTGGTTTCGCTGTGGGCCCCACACGGGGCCCCCGACAAATAAAAAAGCGAATAACGCGTTGTCGGTTACTTTTGACCACTTTAAGTGCTTTTGATTGCGTGTTTGACACGTCACAATATTCTATATAAACAGCAGGATCTGAATGTTATGGAACATGTCATTGGGAAGCGTGTTTATGGAATATTGTGCTGCTTGGATATTTTGGTGGCAAAATATTGTTTTAATATTCTTATTTACCATTTTATTTTGGATAAATGGAAAGTCGTTTATACTTGCTAGAGGAATTGCCCGCAACGTACGGGAAATTACAGGGCTTTTGTACGGATCTGTTCTTAGCGGAACAGATTCGGAAGGCCTCCGAGTTAAAGATGTTCAAAGAGGCCCAAATGTACATGGTCCTCAGACAGGCCTTCAGACGATCACAGAGGAATAAGGCCCCATGGCCTTCAAAGGTGGCCCAATTCAATATGGACTTGGCACTTACTATAAGTAGGGCCAAGCAGATATCGGAGGAGGCCCAATTGTTAGTTGATTACAAAAAAAAAATTGAAGATGGTTCGCACGAGATCCGGGAGAACGTATGGATCGGCCCAGGCCCTTTCTTGGGGTCGGAAGAGGGCGAGAACGACAGTTCGCTCTCGACCAACACTACTTGGGCCGATTCGGAGGCCCAGTTATCAAGTGAAGACCCGATATGCTCCTCATAGACCTCAGACTAAGATTCATTCGCTCGCTAACACTAGAGTTGTTAGTGGGGCGAACGAGGGCTACGGATGGCATGTATCGGGAGTACCTATTGGTTCTGGGTTTGAAGATAGACATAGTGATAAGATTAAAATTAATTCTTTAAATTTTAAGATGCAGATGATGACATCAGATGCTGGGACCCAAACGACTCTTTGGCACAATGTGTATATGTTTTTAGTAAAAGATAATTCTGGTGGAGCACAAGTCCCAAAATTCAATTCAATATGTATGATGGATAATTCAAACCCGGCAACTGCTGAAATAGACCACGATTCAAAGGATCGTTTTCAGATAATTCGAAGGTGGAGATTTCAATTCAAAGGAAACTCCACGAGGAATGGAGTTGCTTATGATTGTGCAAAAAATAGACATGATTTTAGGGCTAACGTCAAATTAAATTCAATTAGTGAATTTAAGTCTGCGACTGATGGGTCATATGCAAATACCCAGAAGAACGCATACACTATGTATTTCGTACCCCAGACTTATGATATGGTCGTAGACGGTCATTGTACAATGAAATATACGTCAATAGTTTGACCGAAGATACTTACGAAATATTGTTGTGGGAAAATCATTATTTTTATGAATGAATTAAAGGCCGAAGGCCGTGAACAATTGTAAATTGTAATAAATATTGATCAATAAATATTTATCAATAAAATTTATCATTAATACAAACATGGATTACATTTAATTCACTCCATTCATACATATCACTACTAGACAGAGCAGTCTTATAAGACTGATCTGGATTACATAATACAATTGTTGGGATCCCCCCAGGCACTCTAGTTTTTTTACGGTATTTTTCATTAACCGTAAAATCTCTTTGAGATCCTAACAATTCTTTTTTACAAGGTAAAAACTGAAAAGGGATATCATCTATTACATTATAAGACGCGTGATTATCCCAAAAACTAAAATCTACACCCCCACAAAAGTAGTTATGACGCCCTAGACTTCTCGCCCACGCAGTTTTCCCAGTTTTACTGGGTCCTTCAATGATTAATGTCAGTGGGCGATCCGGTTTCTGGTCCTGCATCATCAATAACATTAATATTATTAATATTATAAGCATCGTTGATTTGATCTGCAGTAAGATCTTGTGCCCAGATCAAATCATCTATAGAAATAGACGGTTCAGTTAACTGGACCGCGAAGAGACTTACGGTGAAGATGTTCTCATCTGCCCATTGTTTAATGGACTCCGGTACGCTAGGAAAATGCGTCCATCTGGGTTGATACACAGTTGGGGGTTCAGGCCATTCTCTACTGGCCATGTACTCCAGGTTACGCAACTGGGTTGCGTACGTGTACGGTTGTTCAGTTCTACATCTGGAGAGGAATTCGGACTTGGATGTAGACTCCGTGAGGATTGTTGTCCAGATGGAATCCCTAGACTTCTTAGGACTTCTTCTTGAAGCTCTAAGTAATCCTCGTTCCTCAAATACCCCTCCCTTGGAGATGTAGTCGGCGACATCTGCATCCCTTCGGGGAATCTGGGTATTTGGGTGATAGGTTGAGAGGCCATTTGGGTCCTTGATGTCGAAGAACCTCGGATCCTTGATGTCAATCTTCTTGTCCATCTGGACAAGACAGTGGAGGTGCGGCTCTCCTGATTGGTGTTCCTCCCTGCAGACTCTTGCGTAAGTAGGATCCCAGTTCTTTAATAATTGATAGAGGTAATCGATTAAAAACATTGGGATTAAAGGGCACTGCGGGTAAGTTAAAAAAATAGACTTACCCTGAAGTCTGAAGTTTGAAGCACGTCTAGGCATGTTGACCAGAAGTCAAGGGGAATGAAAAATGCGTTTTAGAGAGGGTTTTCTCAAACTTCTTTCTCTACTATGGTTTTGCGGAGGAACGGAGGAACGGAGGATATAATATAATAATAGAGGACCGTTAGATGAATGACACGTTTCATTCCATCCTACGGTCCACGCGCCATAGCGCGTGGAATGTCGGCCGGCTTTTCAGCGAAACCATA